AATGAATCAGACTTAACCACTGGAGTATAAGTAGCAGATAAATATAATAAATGGTTTCTTCTACTTATTTTATTATATAAGGCTACTTCTCTATTTACAATAGGAGTCATCATAGGATCTACTGTATCAACGGATCCATTAAGTGGGAAGAAAGGAATAAAATCCATTCTTTCACCATTCTTAAATAAATTCTCGTTAGTACCTTGAGAGATCCATACATCTGTTAATTGATCAAAATTATAATCTATACTACCATCAATATATGAAGGTGTATCCGATGTGTTTCTAATAAAGTTTTCTATAACATATAAACCTTGTTCATTTAACTTATGAACTTGCACAGTATCAACATATTTAGAATGATAAGGGCTATTAGCATCATAAGCTAATGTAAAGTATCTAGTTATAAGTTGATCTAATTTAACTTGACCTTTAAAGTCAGTTCCAGTAGACCAATTAATAATATTTTCAGCAGTATGTAAAACAGGATAAGGCTTAACCTCACGTCTATCTTCTGGGCTTAAACTATCAAGATCAACAGTTGGATAATCTATTTGTACCCACGCTCTTGATGTTTGAAGTTCTTCCCATAACGCACTACTTAAAAATGACAATAGGTTAGATTTATCACCACCAATATCATCTAATATCCACGCTTTAGCTTCTTTTGGAGCATTGTCTATTTCTAATAATGGTTGTTTTCGTAATAATCCACCAATAATCATTTTTGAGAATTCTGATGTAACGCCTGGCACTTCGGCCTCGGCTTTATAGAAATCGTATTGAGTTTGAGTCATTGTCGGGTTAAAAGGCAAAAGTAGATTGTCTACTGATGGGCTTTGGTCATAATCTTTAGTATATGATGGTCCTTGAATAACTGCTCTGTTACGTTTCCATTCGTTTACTTGACTTAGATATTCATCGTTTGGATATCCTGGTCCTTTTTGAGTTGCAGTAGATTTAACTATTGAACTGTTTTTATATTTGATTGTCATTTATGTGTTTCCTAAACATTAAGATGAACCAAGACACTTGGCTCGTTAATTTAATTAAAATAATTTTGAATTTGGCCGTACACCGATGGAAACATATTAGGATCCGTCTATGTGCGACTGGTCACCCCAGCAGCCCCGCCAGAGGGGGTACCGCTATGTTTATTTTACGCCCAGAGCCTAAAGCCCTGAAGGTCCCTCTCTGCAAACAGTCAGTTCTATTACAATTGAAAGCGTACCGTACGTACAGCTGCCCTAACCTTAGTAAACATAGTATTTACTGGGCTCTGGGCTTGTAATGTTGAATAGTTCGGACCGCGAGATAGGCTTACGGAGACAAAATTATTATATAAGCCTTAAACACCAATGGAACAGTGCCATTTGATTACGGCTACCATTGATTGACTTTATTATTATATTTGATTGTTTAAGCACGGCTTAAAATGACCAAGAACTATCACGGATAATTTGTGGTCTGTGTTTACCAATGGGGTATAGCATTTCTACTATATATCTTATCCCATCACTAAAATGCTCAACACCTTTGGACTTATCTATTATAGCATTGTCCATACCGGTTGTGAAGCCTTCCTTCCATGAGGTTGTCTCGATGGAGGCTATTGTTCTTGTTGTGGTGTGCTTATTAAAGTATAACCTGCTCTTACCATTAGCATCTTTAAGCATGGCATTAACAGCATTAACACTATCAATAATAGGTGGTTGCTTACTCCTTGCTAATACCTTAAACCCTGCATCCCTTAGGATACTAAAGTCTGTGGTACCAGTGGCAGCACTTGTCTTCATTGCTCTACCGGAAGCATCTGGGTACACCAATATATCCCTATTCTTATATCTACCTTTAATAGACCTTATCAATTGGTAGGTATCAGCATTACCATAAAATTCGTCCATGGCATGCAGTTGGTTACCCCTATGACACCATACAGTAGCAGCCATTATTTTAACGTTAAAATCTATGCTTATATGTACAGGTTCATCTTTACCTATTGGTAATAAATTATTGCTTACATTAATATTACGATCAAAGTTATAAAATACACTATCTCCTGTATTATTAAATGTAGCACAATATTCTTGGTTAAAGCTTTTCTCATCCATGGTTGCTCTTGCAAGGTCTAACTCTTCCTTCATATCTGGTCGTACAGATTCAGCAGTAAATTGCCAAGACTTCCATACACCAGTTTTATCTTCTTGCCCTCTTATCCATAGCTTATAAAAATCATTGACTATACCTTTGGGTGTGCTAATAACAAACACAGAGGCCTTTCTTTGTGGATCTGAGGTCATAGGTAATATAACTTCAGTAAAGGCATTTTGTTTAATATAAGCAAATTCATCTAATACAATAAATGTAGGAGATGGTGATATACCCCTTAAACTATCTGGTCTATCAAAACCTTTTAAGGTAATTTTAGAACCATTAATAAATCTTATTTCTAAATCCATTTCTCTTGGATGTCCATCAATATGATCTGGGTGTACCAAACTTTTTAATGTAGTCCAAATAGATTCCCTAATCATTGATACAGTTGGTCCAATGACAATGGCTCTTCTATTAGGTTGTTCTAAACAATGATTATATGAAGCAACACAGGCTAAATAACTTTTACCAACCCTACGGCCAGAAGCCATAACCTTAAACCTAGCAGGATCAATTAAAACTTCCTGTTGAAAGTCGAATAGTTCTATTTTATGATCCATATGTTTATTTTAAATACTTAATATAATAATCGGAAAACAAGTTATTATGTTCCCAATGTTTAGTGTTTCAAGTTAAATACTTTATCCTATCAGATAATCTATTGGCTCTTTCACCAACTTGACTAGCCCATTTAGAATCTAGCATCTCTACAGCAGCAACTTTCCACTCTTCATTGTTCATTGCTGTTATAAACTTTTTAAATTGTTTTAATCGAGGAGCACCCATATTGAAACACATATTAACAATTACTTGTTGAGCTTCACTTGGCATGTTTTCTAAAAACCCAAATACCGTTTTAGCCTCACTTATATATGTTACAACATCAGCTTCGAATATAGCATTAACCCTTTCCTCTGAAACAGGGGTCCCAACAGGGGCACCATATTCTTCATCAGTAGCTTTAACTAGATGTCCAATACCCAATGTCTTATAACCTAAATGGTCATCATACACTTCATATTTAACACCTTCATCAATTTTTAATTGTTCTCTTAATTTATTAATATCCATATTTCTTCCACATAATTAATCCTTTAAGTTAAATTTATTTTCTTCAAATTCTAGTTTGTATTTTGGTAAGCCTTTTAAGTGATCTTTCCTGACTCGCACATTTAACATCTTGTTCACGCATTGCAAGGAATCCATTCTGGATAATTGTAAAAGAAGCTCAAAAAGTTTAGCTGTTGCTTTAGACGGTGAGGTCCAAACAATTTCTTTATGACTTACCAATTTATCTCGTACAGTATTACTGCCGAAATAACTAGCTAATGCTGTACCTGTTTTAGAGGTAAACCCAATATAATAAGTTCCGTCGGTATAATACGTGACGTAAACCTTATACATGATCTCCATGCGTTTCGGTCTTATCATTTGATCTCTTGGGTTATTGTTACAGCTTCGCTATTCTCTAATTCTATGGTAGGTCCTACTACCTTAACCTCGTTTGGTATAGGTGCTTTTTGGACTATTGTTAATATAGGTATATTACTTGCTTCCAATGTAGCACTGCCAACGGGTTGTTTTGCATAACTGTACTCAATGAGTTTCTCAGCTATACGAACTCTTAAATTTTGTGATCGAAAATCATCTTTACCCTTAAGCTTACTTAGTTCCTTAACTAATATTGCTATAGGGTCAATACCTAATTTTCTTAATTTGTCTATAGAAGACTTATCTATGGTACTTTTCTCTACCGTAGACTTTGGTGGTCTACCGGCACCAGGTCTTGCTCCACCCTTTCCAGCCATAATAATCTCCTATTTATAATTTTATAACACCAATACGAATATCGCACTGTGTACTGTAAGGCCTGGTAATAGGACTTATTATATATACATTATATATATACATCTATCTATATACTTATCTATTAATCGACTAGAGCCCACTAAGGCTTAGATTACTCTCAATGGGCTTAGTTTTTTTTTTTTTTTTTTATTTCTGTAAGGCCTGGTAATAGGAATCACTTACGTAATTATAAGTTATTTTCCCGCTTCTTTTTAGCTTTATATAGGTTCACGCGGCCTTCTTTTTCCTTAAGAACCCTTATTTCACTTTTCTTTTGATAAAATTGTTTATCCCTTAATGTTTTAAACAAATTTAACTTCGTAGCCTTGGTTTTCATTATTTTTATTGCTTTTTCAATATTATTATCCTTTAAGACAATTGTAAAATTGGCTCTTTTCATATAATAAATTGAATTAATAAAACACAAGCAATACCAATTACGAACCACTTAACCTCTTTATTATAGGTGTCTAAAAAGTCAGCCACCCATTGTATACCATCTCCTATATTTTCTATCATCTTATATATATAGTTATCCATTTTTCTCCTTTAAGCAAAAGCAAATTCAGATTGCAATATTTGACTGCTATCTAAATCCCCTCGGTTTATCATAGGTACCAAGTTTCCTGTCTCATTTAATACATGAGCCAGTGGATCCTGGTCTATAATATATTTAAATTGTTCTCTAATACATTGTTGCATATTAACAACATTAGCTGCATGGCAACCAAAGCTATCATGTGCACTTACTATATCAAAGTCCAATTTATCTATTACTAACATTAAATGGAGCGAGTCCAAATTATGAATAGTATTAGGACTAATTCCAGCCTTAGCTTTACTAATATTTAATATAGCTAATTCTGACTTTATTATTGCATCAAATCTATTATTCCATTTATAAGTCTTATCTGCATTTTGGATATATAAACCATCAACAATTGTTACCGTACTATTTTTATACTTTATATATTTTTGTGTAAAAGGAAAATTACTAATCAATGTTTTATGACTATATTGCTTTCCAGTTTTACTCATATATAAACCACAGTTTTCTTTAAACAATTTCATGGTTTCTGACACCATAGGAAATTCTTGTTCAATTGTATTATAAACAAGAGCGCCCAAAGCCCTAGCCGCTGAATGTTGTTTATTACTAAGGTATACATTATCAATATCCCTAGTATCCTGTATAATTTGACTTCCCATACCCTGCTTTGTTGCAGAATACCCATAAGTCATAACATTTCTTTTTACTATTTTTCTCCATTCCTTAACAGTAAATTTAGCCTTATCCCAATATATAATATCAGTTAGCTTTAACTGAGATTTATACCTTTTTTGATACCACCTTATTAGCTTTTTATATAACTCTGATTTATTACTATTATTTAATTCAGCACTTCTAAACCTATTCCTAAGCTTTTCTATGCCTTTAAAATATAAATTATAATAATCATGCGATATACTATTAGCCTTTTTAGCTTCCTCTTTCATTTTCTCCACAACAGACAAAGCCACATGGCTGTACATATCTCCAGGCTTATTGTTTATACTTGGCTTAATATTAACTAAATGACCATGCTCATCATCCTTTGCAAGGCTAAATAGCCACTGTAACCCATTATTCGAACCGTCACGGTAACATATAGTAGTAGATATAAAATCTTCACATTTACCACCATTAACAAAATGTTTATCTAATTTAGCTAACTCCATAATTGATGATAAAAATTGAAAAGGCTCTTCTGCCTCCATCCAACCTTTAGCATTATATGGATCATTACCCATCTTAACAAAATTATAATATTCTTTTTCTATAAATTTAACTTTGTCATTATGTGGTAATTTATCTTCACCGTACATATTTGCTATATGGTGATATAATTCACCTAACCCATTGTTTCCTAATGGTTTTCCAATAGCAAAAGATAACATACCTTTAGCATTATCACTGTTAAGTTCATTAAGGTATGCACTTAAAGGGTATAGCCTACCCCGATTATCAGCTTGGTATTGTTGGTAAAAAACCCGTCCAACATATGGCTTAGCAGCATATAAAATCTGCTCAGCCTCTCTTTTCTTAGCTAAGGCTCTTTCCTTAGATATTGTTTTAACACTATTATGTTCAAAACAATCCTGTCCGGTTTTTAATGCCCATTTATAAACATCAAATAGTTCAGGCTTAACATAATAGCCAATAGCTTGTTTCTTATTTACTGCATTAAGCACAATGGGTGTATTATTTATATTAATTTGTGATAATACATCATTATTAACGTTTTTAATTAAGTTAATTTGCTCTCCATTGCTAATTGTTACTTTACCAAATTCCCAATTAGGAGCCTGATCAAATAATGGCTTATAAGGATCTGACTTTTCAGCAAACTCTTTAACTAGTTTCCTTAGGTCATTTCTATTTTTACCTGCATAAACTTTATAAACAGTTTTAACTCTATTATGCTGATAATACTCATTAATTAATTTTACAACCACCATATATAAAGTGCTATATGAATTAATTATACCTACACCTAATTTTAAAGATACAGATGCTTTTTTATTTATATTATAAAAAGCTAATACTCTATCTCCAATAGCCATAGCTAATTGAGTTAAGTTTTGTCCTTCTGATACACCGGTTGCAATCATGCTATGTGATAATTGTATAGCAATAGAAAAATCTATCTTATTATTATTAATTAAAGATACAATATCTGCTTTTCTATTACCTTCATTTTTATTAGCTAATTTATCAAATAACATCTCCATCTGGGTTCTTAGCTTTATTCCTACCGGTCCTAATGTTTCTACTTTGTTTAATTGGTCTAACAACATTTTTCCTCCTATATGTATTTAGTTTATTCTCTATATTTATTATATTATCTTCATATTGCTCTAACAGCTTATTTAACTCCTTAACTTCTTTTTGTAAATGTATTTTACCCTTAATTAACATTTTTTGTTTATCAAGTAAAGCATTTACTTTATGAATTGTAGTATTATTAATGACTAGTTTTAGATAGCTTTTCGACTTTACCATATATATTCTCTATATCCTTATCTATTTCATGAACATCTCTGGTAATATTTTCAAAGCTATTCGATATTATTAACCCTATTTGTACTTGATCATATTTCACCTTGCTTATCCTATATGTTAATTCCATATTAAAGACAAACAAGAGGAAAATTGACAAAACCAACACAAATAATAACCATATTGGTATTTCTAACATTTATACTTCTCCTTCGGTTAATAACTGATATTTAGATTGTCCAACAATTGCTGGTCTAAAGTCTTTTATTATATTACCAGTTAGTTCATGTTTCTTTTGGTTCTTAGGACATGTCCAAGCTTTAACTTCTGCAATATTATCAATTACCAAATTAGGATTATTAATATCAAATCCTTTTTGACCAACATAATGAAATGCTTTAGTTATTCTCTTCTCATGTTTAGCATAGTACTCAGCATCATATCCACCAAACTTACGCCCAGTATCTACATGTTTCTTCCTTACATCTGAACCCTTAATAAAATCCCAATCAGGATCCTTATCAAGTTTATTATATAATGCAGGAATTGCTGTTACTACTTTTACTCTTCCATAGCCACCTGTCGTATGGTTATAATTATGTGTACCAATTTGAGCAAGGTTTTTAAATATAGGATAACCCATACCTAAGCCCTGAAAGTCTGGTAGCACTACAACCCTACCTATATTATATGCAGCCCTTAGCTTAGGATGTGGAAAAGCATTTAAGCTTCCATAACCAACTAATTGCTCATTCCAATAATATAAATATGCATGTGGTGTATTATTAGGTAAATCAGACGTTAAGTAATGATGCTGTTTAAATATGCTCCAAGAACTTTTGTCTGCTTTTCTAATTTGAAGAGTGATCTCTGGTCTGCGAAGTAACCTTTCTGTAGTTAAAGTACCAGTCTTGGTATCAAATATCCAATCCGGTCTTAACCACTCAATTACATCATAATGACACCCTACTAATACTATGCTCTTTAAACCTTTTCTATCAACATATTTTCTTATGCTATTAGATAAAGCCTTAGCAACATTCCTATCAATTACAGAAGTAAATTCATCTACCACTGCATTATCTTTTAAAGCCATTGCCATTTGAGCTCTAAACTTTTGTCCGGTAGACAATGTTTGATATGGTTTAAGTTGATCAGGTATGCTATTTAAAGCAACGGCTGATAACTTTTCACTAGCTTCTTCATATGATTTAAAATGACTAGCTACTGCCATATTAGGATTCCAAATATATTCCTCTTCTTTTAATCCTAATGTTTTTAATATGGAACTTTTACCGGATCCTGAAGGACCCACTATTAATCCAATTCCAAATTCCTTTGGCATATCAAAACTTGGTACAGTAAAACTATTTTCTCCTGTCCATTTAAAATCACTGGCAGAACTAATCCTGTCAGTTATACCATCTTGAAGTACTTTACTTTTTAATATAGTCATATTTATCCTCTCGTTCCTAGTTGTTTTATATTATTATTATTACTTTTATTAAACATCTTTATTATAGTTAATGCTGGATTAAATTTATAATTGCCAACTGGTATACAGCTAGCAACTATAAATAAAATAACAACAATTATTATGAGTTTACCAATATACATAATTAGCTAACCCATTACCTAATATAACTATAATAATAGCCATAATAGTTATTTTAGCATTCTCTCCCATTATATCCCCTTACTAATTGACTGATTGACCCTAACTAGCCTTTGCCACAATTGATCTTCAAATGAGACAGGATAGTTAGATTGATCATAATAATTATTTGGTAACATAGTCATTTGTTTATCACCAACTTTATATATTACATCTAAATGATATTCATATGTAATCCAAGTCCTTCTAGGATTTTTTATATCAATTACTGTAATAAAATTACAACCTTCTTTTATCTCCAACAACTTTAAGTTCATTCTAACAATTAATTCCATTTTGTTAAAAATAGGTGGTGGTGGAGGTAACTCTTTCTTTTTATTTAACATTTTGACGATATCAGGCTTGTACATACTTTCTCCTGTTTAACATTAAATGTATCATCATCAAACTGATCACCAATCATATTTGATAGTTCTGTACATTCACTTATAGATCTTTCATCCCATAAAGTATCTGCTTTCAAACCTGCTTGAACATGATCTATTCTCTTATCTAACTTCTTACGTGACATCTTCTTAACTTTCTTAACTTCACGTTTCTCATTCTCACTATCTGGTACAAGTAACCTTGGTTCTTCACTGCCATTTGTCATTTTCCATTCTCTAAACATATCATTCTCCTATTATTAATTATTAAGTATTGTCTTATTTCTTAACGGCTTTTCTCCAACAGTATGACAAGAATCTATTATAAATGTTGGCTCTTGCCCACTATATTGCATCAATCCCAAAGTATGTGTACCAACTTCATGATAATTACTTTCTTGAGATCCTTGACTTACACAAGATGAATTATGCATCCAACCAGTGTTAGCTACTATAGAACTATTATTAAAAACATTTTTATAATTAGCTCTAACATACTTTACCATGTGCTTAGTAACGTTATTTCTATTTAGACCTATAACATCTTCACAATCTAAATATTCATCTGCTGATATTTTCATTATCTTATTATTATTATCAATAAGACACATAGTCATTTCAGCATTCATGAATTTATTTATAGTAGCATGATTATT